CACATCATTGGTTATCAGAAACATGAAACTATAATTGAACTTGCAACAAGTTCTAATGAATTACCGTTTATACCAACGGCAACTGCTCAACAAACAAAAGAAGTAGAGAATTATGGAACAATCTGAAGACAGTAAAAACTTTGCTGGTAAAGGTGGTTTCATTTGGTTCATTGCGGTTGTTGAACGAATTAATGATCCATTGAAACTTGGTCGGTGTCGTATACGATGTGTTGGTTGGCACACTGATAATAAACAGTTATTGCCTTCAGATTCGTTACCTTGGGCGCAAGTTCTTTTACCGACAAACAATACAAACCCATATCCACCACGTGAAGGTGATATGGTTGTTGGATTCTTCACTGATGGTGAAAGTGGACAAGACCCCATAATTATGGGTGTTATGCCGGGTATCCCATTGGATGCAGCTAACCCACAAAAAGGATTTGCCGATCCACGTTCATCTTCTGAACTAGCAGCAGCACCTGTAAAGCCTGATGAGTCTGCCACAAACTATCCACGAAAGATAGACGAACCGACAACTTCACGATTGGCACGGAATGATTCTGATTATCCGTCAGCAATTAATGCCGCAAAGAAAAAAAAGAAGGCAAGCAAAGTGGAACCCGATTCATACTATGCTGCCAAGTATCCGTACAACAATGTGCACGAATCTGAATCTGGACATGCATTAGAGTTTGATGATACTAAAGGTGCTGAACGGGTTCATCTGTATCATCGTTCAGGTTCTTATGTTGAATATGGTCCATTAGGTGATCGTTCTGAGAGAATACAACGCAACAAATATACAGTGGTGGTTGGTGACGAAGCAATTTACATACAAGGTGATGTACAGATATATGTTGATGGCGATTACAGATTGAATGTAACTGGTGACGTAATCGTAAACGGTAAGACAATTAATTTAAATTAATATGCCAGCAGTTTCAAGAAAAAGCGGAACAGATTCTATATCCACAGGACATGGATGTGATGCTACGACTGTAACCGATCAAGGTTCGTCGGATGTTTTTGTAAATGGAATAGGTTCAGTTCGTGCAGGAGATTTGTGTCAGGTACATTTAATTGAATCTGGTCCATCGTGTGTACCCCATACTGTGTCATTGACATCGTATTCAGGTACAGTATTTGTTAATGGAAAAGGTGTTGGAAGAAAGGGTGATGAGTATTCTGGACACACTTTGACTTCGGGTTCGGGCAATGTCTTTGCTGGAGGATGAATAAATAAAAGATGTCAACTACTATTACTTCAAACGATCCAACAATTATAGCCGAAAGAGGTTACAAGGATTTGGATTTAAATTTTAAAGCACATCCTATTAAAAAGGATATTAGCAGACATTATAATGAAAAGGCGATAATCAATTCTGTTAAAAACTTGGTTTCCACCAATTTCTATGAACGACCATTTCGTCCAGAGATAGGTTCTGGTGTCCGAAGAATATTGTTTGAAATGGTTGATTCAGTTTCTGGTGCGGCATTGGAAAGGCAGATTTCTGAGGCTATTAATAACTTTGAACCGAGAGTTAGCATAGAGTTTGTTACTGCTGTTCCGGCACCCGATGAAAATGGATATAGAGTGGTATTGTCTTTCTTTATTAATACCTTGCCAAATCCAATAACGATTAACTTCTTTTTAGAGCGTATAAGATAAAATGACAGAACGTCTAAGAGTAACTGAACTTGATTTTGATCAGATCAAGCAGAATTTAAAAACTTATTTGCAGGGGCAAACAGAGTTTACTGATTATGATTTTGAAGGTTCGGGACTGAGTGTTCTGTTGGATATTCTTGCGTATAATACTCATTATAATGCCTATTATGTAAACATGGTTGCTAATGAAGCATTCTTAGACACAGCTTTGCTTCGTGACTCTGTTGTTTCACACGCCAAAGTTCTTGGATATGTTCCATATTCCCGTAAAGCACCACAGGCAAATATTAATTTTACTGTATCGTCAACTTCAAATACTTCAGCTACTGTAACAATTCCTAAAGGGTTTCGTTTCCTATCAAATGAAATTGACGGTATTAGTTATGGTTTTGTAACTCTTGGTGAAACGATTGTAACTAAATCAAATACAAGTTTCAACTTCTTGAATCTACCAATTCATGAGGGTCAATTAGTTACATATTCATATTCTTATGATCAAGCAACTAATCCAAAACAAATTTTTGCTATACCGGATGAGGGTGTCGATATTTCGACAATTACAGTATCTGTTCAACCTTCGGCAACAAACACAGCATCGGAAGTTTTTACTCTTGCTTCCGATGCTACAGAAGCGACTACAACTTCTCCTGTGTTTTATCTACAGGAAAACAAGAGTCAGAAATATGATCTCTATTTTGGTGATGATGTTATAGGTAAAAAGATTGCTGACGGTTCCATTGTATTAATTACTTATTTGATAACGAATGGTACTGCTGCAAATAAAGCAAATAACTTTGTTGCAACTGCAACTCTTGCGGATTCATTAAATAACAGCTTAACTAATTTTACAATTGATCCAGTTGCTGAAGCAGCGGGTGGTGCTGAACGTGAGACAGTTGATGAAATCAAATTTGGTGCTCCACTTCAGTTTACCACACAGAATCGTTTGGTGACATTCAAAGACTATGAATCTTTTATCAAGAAAAACTATCCTGCTGTAGATTCTGTATCAGTGTGGGGTGGAGAAGATGAAACTCCACCAACATATGGTCGGGTATACATCGCCATGAAACCAAAACAAAATTATTACTTGTCGGATACTGAAAAGCAAAGAATTATTGATGAGATTATTAAACCTAAAGCAGTTGTTGCTGTACAAACAATTATTCGTGATCCTGAATATTTGTATTTGTTGATTGCACCCACCGTTACTTATGATTCTAAGAAAACTTCTTTAACTACTGATCAATTACGAACTGGTATTCGCAATTCTATTTTGACATATAAAACAACATATCTGGATAAATTTGATTCTAAGTTTATTCTTTCTAAAGTTCAAGATGCGGTAGATGCTACAGACTCAAATTCTATTATTGGTTCAAAAATAATTGTTCGTGTACAGAAACGATTTAAACCATCAACAGATCAATCGAAACCATACTTCATTTATTTTAATGTTCCACTTCGGCGTGGCACAATCAGTAACAAACTATCTTCTACATTTTTTACCGTAGTTGATTCTACTGGTACAGATAGAGTTGTTCAGTTTGATGAAATTCCACAATCATTCTCCGGAGTTTCTGGAATTACTGTAACAAATCCAGGTCAAGGTTTTACCAGCGCACCAACAATTACAATTTTAGGTGATGGAGTTGGTGCAAATGCTGCCGCAACTATTGTTAATGGTAGAATACAGAATATTGAAGTTACTAGTCGTGGTGTTGATTATACTCGTGCTAATGTAACAATTTCTGGTGGTGATGGATATGGTGCAACTGCTGAAGCAACAATTGATGCTCGTACTGGTGAGGTAAGAACAGTTTATTATGACAATAATGCACAACGTCAGATTGTAGATGAAACAGCAGGTACGATTGAATATGATACGGGCATAATTAAAATTAATAACATCTACATAAAATCAGTATCATCAACTGATGGTTATATTCGATTATCTGTAGAATCTGAAAAAGGTATTATTAGTACAGTTAAAAATACAATCGTTACATTAGATGTAGATGATCCAACATCAATCAGTACAACACTAGAAACTGTATAATGTCATCAGTAGATTTAAAAACATCGATACTTGTTAATCGCCAAGTCCCAGAATTTGTTAGGGATGAATATCCTACGTTTGTCACATTTTTGGAAGCATACTATCAATTTCTTGAAGGTACTGCTAATACTGGAGTAACATCAAATAATATTGTATCAACTGCCAAAACACTTCGAGATGTTCGTGATGTTGACGTATCTTTGAATGAATTTGAAACCAATTTTTATAATACCTATGCATCACTAATACCACTTGATGTTCAAGCAGACAAAGCACTTTTGTTTAAACATCTTGTACCTTTATATAAATCGAAAGGTAGTGATGCATCATTCAAGTTATTGTTCCGTCTTATCTTCGGCGTAGATATTGATTTAGTTTTACCTAAAAATAATGTGCTAAAAGCATCAAGTAGTAGATGGCAAATCGATAATAAACTTCGTATTAATCAGGATGTTGCAACTGTTTATCCTGGTGATGGAGTAACCAAAACATTTAGTTTAGCACAGATTGTTGGTAGAAATGAGATTAGTGTATTTGTAAATGATGTTCTTCAAACAAGTGGTTTTTTTGTTAATAAAGAATACCGCAAATTAAACTTTGTGAATGCACCAGCAAACAATACAACGATTCGTGTTGTATATGATTACTTCGATACAGATTTATTAGTCAATCGTAAAGTCATTGGCCTTAAATCTGGCGCAAGTGCAATTATTGAACAAGCAAATCGTCGTATTATTACAGACACGTTGAATCTTGGCTTACCTATTGAATTGCTTATTAATACCGATTCTTTAGATGGCAATTTTCTAAATGGTGAGTATGTAACTATACCAATTATCAATCCAGATGATCCATATGGTAATACAATCAACATTCAAGTTTCAACATTTTCGATTGTTAAGCAGTTTAATGTAGTTGATGGTGGATATAATTATGTTGTTGGTGATTCAGTTTTAGTTACTGGAGGTAATGCTGCGGTCAACGCAATTGGTACAGTGTCATCAGTTTTTAAAGGTTTAATTGAATCCATTCAAGTTTCACGTGGCGGTTCAGTATTCTCAAACCTTTCTCCTGTTGCAGTTTCTGGTAATGGCGCAGTTACTTTAACTATTGTCGTTGATGGTATTGATCAAACTGGTGTAAATGCTGCAAATAGTTTTATCGTATCGACTGATATTGTATCTCCTTACGGATCAACATTACTAAGTTCAGCAAATTATGCATTTGCTAATTCGATTGCAGTAACAAGTCCAAATGTAAACACACGAATTGTTGATATTATTGGATTTCAAACATTGTCGGTTGGTCCAATTACCAACGTAAAAGTTTTATTAACCTCTGGAGCATCTTCAAATACTCCCATAATTGATGCACTTGGTGCACCATATGGTCCTCTTCCTGGTGCTATTCGTTCACCAAAAAGTTTGAGGTCGATTGGACGCTTTAAGATTAATAATCCTGGTACAGGTTATGTTATTGGTGATGAAGTTGTATTTGGTGCTAATCCTAAAGGCACATATGGACACGCCGCAGCAGCAACTGTAGAATCTGTTACCGCATCTGGTGGTATTGTTACAATTGGAACAGCAAATACTCGACTTGTTGGTACTGGAACTGTTGTTGCTACATCCACATCAGTTCTGGGTACATCGACAAAATTCTTAACCGATCTCCGTGTTGGTGATAAGATTGATATTAATAATGAGTCACGAATTGTTTCAACTATTTCTGATGATACAAATTTATTAGTCACTTCACCATTCACATACTCAGCATCAAGTAAAAAGATTGGCGTTTTTGGTAGACATCCAAAAGGCGGTATCAATTATACTCAAAATAGTTTTCCATCAATTACCGTAACTTCTGTTAGTGGTGTTGGTGCTAATGTTGAAATTGATTCTCTTGTTTCCGATGGCGAAAACATTTTCCCAACTGGTATTGGACAACCAGGTGAAATTCTAGCAATTCAAGTTCTTGATCCTGGTTCCGGTTATGAGTATATTCCTATTGTAACTATTACTGGTGGTTCAGGAACAGCAATGGCAAATGCTGACATTGAACGTTCTTATCTGTCATCGCCAGGACGTTGGACAACATCAGATTCAATCTTATCTTCAACAGAAAGAAAACTTGCTGGTCAAGATTATTATGTTGATTATTCATATGTCATATCTTCACAAATTGAGTTCTATCGTTATAAAAAAATATTAAAAGAATTGCTGCATCCTGTTGGTTTTGTAAACTACTCAGAATTCAATAAAACGAATACGGTTGAATTGGCTGATGTGGATGTTAGTACAATCAATGTTGCAACTGACAGCCAATTCTTAACAGTTTCTGGTAAAGTTAATGTTGGTAACGGTAGCATTGCTGTTACTGGAACAAATACTAAATTTAATGCTGCCGTTTCACGTGGTGCATTTACTGCGGGTTCCAGAGTTGCTGTAAATGGAGAAATTCGTACAGTTAATTCTGTGGTAAGTAATACATCATTAATAGTATCTTCAAATGTCAATGATATTTGGATTGCAAATTCTGGTTCGGGATATTCAAACGGTAATTTGATTTTCAGTGGTGGTGGTGGCAGAATAACAAGTCTGACTATTACTAATACTGGTTCGGGATACGAAAGTGGTAATGTTGTATTCTCTGGAGCAGATGAAGCAATTCCTGCCGTTGCTACCATAGTTGCTAATGCAACAGGACACTTACAGAGTGTCACTTTAGTGGATGAAGGTTTGTATTCGGGTCTTCCAATTGCTCTACCAGCAAGCACTCCACATAAAGTTCTTTATGCTAATAGCATTACAATTACTAATCCTGGCGCTGGTTACACTAGCGGTACTTTATCTTTCATCGGTGGTGTACCAATTCGAGATGCTGTTGCTTCTTTTACTGTAGATGGTTCAGGAGGAATCACAGGAATTACGGTTACTGATTCTGGATTATACGAAACTAATCCTATTGCGGCAGCACCAAGTACAGCACAAAGTGTAGTTATTTTTGGTGTAACCACATCAAGTTATGGAAGCGTAACTCCACGTGGCAACGGACATTCGAATGGAGTTTTAACATTCTCTGGTGGTACTCCAACAAGAGCAGCAGTTGTTCGAGTTGAAACGTATCCACCATATTCATTGAATGTTAGAACGATCACTGCAAATGCTGGAGCATGGGTAAGCAATGGAAATGGTTATATTTCATTTACGAATAGCAATCAAATTATTCCTGCAAATGCTAGAGTCTATGTTAATTCAACTGGATTTATTGTAAATGTTACGGTTTTATCTAGTGGTTTATATACTGGATTACCTACTGCATACATTCCCGCAACAAATACACGGATTAGTGGAACTGCTACAGTTACAGCAGCATCAGCATCAGTTGTCGGTGCGGGAACAAATTTCCAAAGTGAATTGCTTGTTGGAGATAAGATTAACATTAATGGAGAATCTCGTTTTATATCCTCTATTACAAGTAATGTAAGTTTATCAGTCACTTCACCATTCACATACTCCACGTTTGTTTCTGGTGGTGGTGCAACTGGTACAGGTAACACTGTCTATCGTAATGTTTCAAATGCCGTATTTACAATTAGTCCAAATTTGTTAGATGGCACAATTCGTAACATAACAATTGTTGATTCTGGACTATATGCAACACCACCAACTGCTGTGTTAAATACAGGTCCAATTTCAGTTAGTGCAGTTGTTTCAAATACAGCACCTGATTTTACATATGGTCGTTTTGCATCTAATGGTTACGTTATATTTACTGGAGGTGATCCTCTCATTAATGCGAGTGCCACTGTGGAAGTATATCCTTCAAATGGTTCAATCCGCAAAATAACTGTAAATGAAGTTGGTTTATATCGGACTGCTCCATCTGTAACGATTAATAGCAGTCCGGTTTCTATAACTGAAGTTTTACCTATCACAGGAGGTACTGGTTATGCAAACGGTTATATTGTATTTGAAGGCGGTGGAGCCAATTCGAATGCATACGTTTCTGTCAATGTAAATTCCGCAGGTTCAATTGTTAGAACAGTCATATTTGATCAGGGAATATATACAGGTAATAGTGCAATTACAATAAAGACTTTAAACAGTTTTGTAACAGGATTACCTCAAGGTGGTTCTGGTGCAACCTTTGCTATTACAGTCAACTCTAACACAACAAACGTTCCAGTTTTAAGTTCTACTACAACAGCAAATACTTTATATAAAACAACGGTATCAATTACCGCAAATAGTAACTCAGTAACAAATGCAACATTTACGATGTCTGGCGTATCAAATACTCAAACTGTAGCAGTAATTGATGTTGGATTTACAGGAACAAATACGGCAGCACAGAGTTCAATTGAAGTATATCCTTCAAATGGAGCAATCCGTAGAGTTAATATTAGTTCAAATGGTGAATATTTCTATGCTCCAACTGTTACACCGAATACTGGTGGCACAGGAGCAGTTATAAGAGTTAATAGTGTAGGTTCATTTAGCCAGACCGCCAATGGTCAGGAAATGATTGTATGGAAATAACAAATAAATAAAAGATATGACTTCAGCAACCTCTAAAAAACTAGCATATATTGCGGCATCACAGTTCAAGGAATCGTTCTATGAACCATCCCCAACTGTGGGTTATGTATTTCTGGGTAATCACTTAGCGTATACCAATGAAAATACACCACCATCAATCAAAGATTCTATTTCTGATGAAAAGAATTCTTGGGACAACATGATTGGTGCCAAGAAAATTACTGGTAATGATGTAGAATTTGTGATTCCGAGAGTCTCTTGGACGGCAAACACGAAATACAAACAATATGATGATGTCGTTTCGTTTGATGAATTACT